TTGATCATGTATTAGATAACGACGGCACTATAGATGATTTATATCAACAAGTCCTAACTGTTATAGGTCAGGAATAAGATCTCCCTGTCTCCATTTAATCCCTTCTTTGTGCAATACTCTAGCACAGTTAGAACATACTGTTTTTAAGTTTTGCGGCCTACAATTATTTAGATCCCCGTCTACATGAAATACTGTGAATATTTCTTTATGTAATGATTTGAAACCACATTTATCACAGTTATTTTTTAATCTATAACCTGCTTGATACCATCTAGCAACTCCGGCTGCACCTTGTTTCAAACAAACATTACACAATCTGCGGTAAAATGTTTTACCTTGTTTATGGTAGTTAACTGCCCTCGGTCGTAATCCACATTTACACAACGGTCTCATAATCTATTTACGCATCCCTGGCCTTTTCACGGCCTTTTCTTGAAGTATATCTGGTATAAAAATTCAAAATACTATAAATACATTAAGAAACATGTACTCATGGAGATAATACAATGGCTCAATTAAATTCACCAGGTGTAAGCGTAACCGTAACAGACGAATCGTTTTATACCCCAGCGGCGCCTGGAACTGTACCTTTAATTATTGTTGCTAGCCAAGCAAACAAACAAAATGCAGCAGGAACTGGAATAGCTCCAGGTACTATTCCCGCTAACGCTGGACAAGTATACTTACTTACAAGCCAAATGGATCTTGGAAATAATTTTGGTATTCCGTATTTCCAAACTGATGCAGAAAACAATCCAGTCAATGCCGGTGAAATAAACGAGTATGGATTGCAAGCAGCGTATAGCTTTTTAGGTGTAAGTAATCGTGCCTATGTAGTTAGAGCAAATTTAGATACAAGTCAACTTATCGGTAACACTAGTATTCCTACAGGCTATCCAGTAAATGGTCAATTTTGGTTTGATACTACCGATACTAGTTTTGGTATTTTTCAATGGAATGGTAATGCAGCCACAGTCACTGGAGGGCAAACATTCACAGTTCAGATTCCGGCAGTGATTACAAATATTAGTCAGTTAGTGGGACAAACAGCTGGCAATGCACCAGCTAGTAGTTTTGGAGCCACTGGTAGTTATGCAATTACAGCAACTACAACGCTAAACAAATTATGGTACAAGAAAGGCGTTACTGATGGAATTAATCAAGCTGGCTGGGTCGAAGTAGGGTCTAACAACTGGATTTCAGCTTGGCCAACAGCCACTAGTACTACAGCCAGTCCAACCTTAACAGCTACCGGTATTAGTATTTCAACAGCTATTATAGGTAATGGAGCAGCAAGTCCTGCAGCAGGAACAATTCTAACAGTTACTGGAACAGTAACTGGTGGTACTCTTACAGTAGGCGATGTATTAAGTGGTGGGTCAGTGGCATCAGGCACAGAAATTATTGCTGTAAATACAGTTACATTTACAGGTAGTATTAGTACAACTACACTAACAGTCACTGGATCACCAACAGGTACTATTAAAGTTGGTATGTTAATCACTGGTACAAGTGTTACAGCTGGAACTTATATTGTTGCATTCCTAGGCGGTGCAGGCGGTGCAGGTACATACACTTTAAATCAATCAGCTACTGGTACTCCAACTACCGGTACTAGTTACACAGTGAGTGCTAGCCAACTAGTGTCAAGCACAGCAATGACTACAGGCGGTAGCATCTTAACTATCAATAACGGTACAAGTTCTGTAAATATTACCGGTGTAAGCAGTGTTGCTGCATTGGCAACAGCCATTAATACCGCAGGACTGAGTGGAATTACAGCTGGAGCAAATGGAAATTATTTGAATATCTATTCAACAGGTGCAAATGTTACTTTATCGGGTACAGCCGCAACTATCCTAGGATTCAGCTCATATCCATATCTTGCTCCTGCATATCAAGCTAAACCACACTACAATATTCCAACATATTTTTCTGCTGACAATACTGGATATGCCAACGGATACCCAACAGGCAGTATCTGGGTTAAGACAACTAATGTAAATTTAGGAGCCAACTGGGTTGTTAAAGAATATAACAGTTCAACTGAATCGTGGATGTTGATTTCTAACCAATTGTTGCCAAACAATGGTACAGCCTTAGCAACGCTAGACCCAACAGGCGGCGGTATTAATCTAGCCATTAACACAGTTTATGTAAAATTCAACGACAGCGAAGCTAATAGTTCCTTAGCAGATTTTAAAATATATTACAGGACCGCTGCAGGAACAACACAAATTACTAGTAATCCAATTGCAGATACAACATTTAGCAATGCACAAGCCTATAATTTTACTGTTGCAGAAACTACATTAAGTCAAGGTTCTGCTGATGCAAATGGTTATTACCATTATCTAACTACTCCAGTAACTGTATCATTTACAGGTATCGGCAACGGACCAGTAGATGCTCAAAATTTAGTATCTGCTATGCAGGCTGCGTTACTAAACACAAATGTTGCTGTAACTTTAAATAGTAACTATACAATAACAATTACTCATATCACAGGTGGTGATATAGTATTTGTAGATGGTACCGGACCAGCCGCAACTCTAAGCAATTTGTTTATAGCTGGCACTACAGCTAACTATTACACAAATCCTACAGGTACAGGAACAATTGCCACGCTATGGGGTACTACATCAGGTAACACCGCATTTGCTACACCGAGCCCAGTAGCGTTAACTACTACACCAGCTAATGGTACTTATTGGTATGACAGTTACTTAGGTGATGTTGACATTATGGTCAACAACGGAAGTTCTTGGGTAGGTTATAGAAGTGTAGATCAAACAATTGGCAGCACAACTATCAAAGGCGGTAAATCAATTAACAATCCTTTTGGAACTCAAGGTACTACTGATATAAATGGACCGATTGTTAGTGCAACGCAACCTACTACTCAAAGTACAGGAGGCCAACTAGCTAACAATGATATCTGGATTTATACTGGAGACATTGAAAATTATCCTATTATCTACAAATGGAACTATTCAACCCAAGCATGGGTTTTGGTAAACAACCAAGATCACACGGACGGAAATGGTATTGTATTTGCTGATGCTCGTTGGAGCGACCAAAGCGGTAATAGCATATTAGGCGCTCCATATACAGGCGCAGGCGCTCCAGATACGATCGCTAGTTTATTAACCAGCAACTTTGTAGATTTCGATTGTCCTAATCCAGGACTATATCCAAAAGGCACTCTGTTGTTCAATACTAGACGCAGTTCTTTTAATGTTAAAAAATATGTAACTGGTTATGTAAATCTAAGCGGACAAAACACTTTATTGAACAACGCATCTATGGGGTATTACTTCCCAGATCGTTGGGTAAGTGCAGCACCTAACGATACATTTGGTGTTGGGCAATTTGGTCGTAAAGCACAACGTGCGGTAGTATTGCAAGCATTAACTGCAACTATCGAATCTAATCAAAATATTCGCCAACCCGACTCTGTTATCTTTAACTTGTTAGCTTGTCCAGGATATTTAGAAACAGCCAGCGCATTAGTTGGTTTGAATACTGACAACGGCACAAGCGCATTTATTGTGTTAGATACTCCAGCTCGATTATCGCCCGATGCTACCTCATTAAGTAATTGGGGTAATAATACAAATGGAGCGTCTATTGACGGAGAACTTGGTTTAATTGAAAACAACGCTTATAGTGCGGTTTATTATCCATGGGGCTATACACAAGACTTGTTAGGTAACAATATTGTTGTACCGCCAAGCTATATCATGTTGCGTACAATCGCTCTAAGCGACAATGTTTCTTATCCTTGGTTTGCACCAGCAGGTGTACGACGCGGAGGAGTAACAAATGCTAGCAGTGTAGGATATGTTGTTGGCGATACTGGAGAATTTTTTACAGTTGCCTTAAATCAAGGTCAACGCGATACATTGGCCGCGGTCCATGTTAACCCAATTACATATATTGCTGGAACAGGACTTGTAGCTTATGGTCAATATACAAGACAGCTTGTAGCCAGTAGCTTGGATCGTATTAATGTGGCTCGTTTAGTAATTTATTTGCGTTACCAACTTAATGTAATTGCTAAACCGTTCATATTTGAACCAAATGATACAATTACTCGCAACGAGATTAAACAACAAATTGAAGCTTTACTACTAAATCTAACAAGCCAACGTGCGCTTTACGATTTCTTGGTAGTATGTGACACTACTAACAACACACCATCTAGAATCGATGCAAGTGAACTTCATGTCGATATAGCTATTGAGCCAGTAAAAGCAGTGGAATTTATCTATATTCCATTACGCTTAGAAAATACTGGAGCAATCAAAGGTTTAAGCGGCGCATAATTAGGAGAAATTAAATGGCAATTGCAGCTCTATCAAATTTTACAGTACCCTTAGCATCTGACCAGAGCGCAAGCTCTCAAGGTTTGCTATTTCCCAAACTAAAGTACCGATTTAGAATATCTTTTGAAAACTTTGGGGCAGGTGGTGCAACAGAACTAACAAAACAAGTTGCAGAAGCAGCTCGTCCAAGCGTTAAATTCGCCGATCAGAAAATTGAGATTTATAACTCAGTTATCCACTACGCTGGCAAACCAGCTTGGGATCCTATCTCAATTAAGTTGCGTGATGATGCCAGTAATATTGTAACAACATTAGTAGGGCAACAAAATCAAAGACAATTTGACTTTTTTGAACAAAGTTCAGCAGCTGCTGCTGGAGATTATAAATTTACTATGCGTATCGAAATGCTTGACGGAGCTAACGGTAATACAACTCCAGTTGTATACGAAGCTTGGGAATGTTATGGTTGTTATCTTGTAAGTACAAATTACACTGATTTAAAATATAGTGATATGACTCCAGCAATGATCGACTTGAGCATACAATTTGATAATGCTGTTCAGGTAACTCCTGCCAATGCACTTGGTTCGAGCACACCAGTAATAACGTTTAATGAAACAGTTGGCAAAGGCGGAAACGCACTAGCTTAATAATAAAACCCGCTAGTCGGGTTTTATTATCTCGATTAGTTAAGTACATACATTATTTTTTAAATAAATAAAGTTATGGCCTTCACTCCTACTCCTCAACAAAATACAGCCGCGCAGTCAAACGGACAAATTATTCTAAAAGACTGGCGGCATGCGGCCAATTTATTTAATGTTGATCAATTTAGATTAGCACCAAAAACCAGTTTTTTATTTCATGTAGCATTTGGTATCAATACCAAAGCACTTACAAACAGCAAGTTGGTCAGCACCTATGGTCAAGAAATCAACATGCTGGTAAAAAGTATAGATTTGCCTAGTTTTACTATTAACACTGAAGTGTTAAATCAGTATAACCGGAAAAAAGTTGTACAAAACCAAGTGAAATATACAGAAATTAGTGTAAAATTTCATGATGATAACATGGGATTAATTAATCAAGTTTGGCAAGAATATTTTTCCTATTACTACGCAGACAGCACTACAGCAACAGTTCCAGGCGCATACGCCAGGAACGCTACAAAATCTTACAGCACTATTCCAGCAAGCTATGGATACGATGCAGGTAGCACAGATCCATTTTTTAATTATATAAAAATTTATCAGATGGCACGCCACGAATTTGTTTGCTACCAATTGTATAATCCAATTATATCTAGTTGGAGTCACAATAAATTGGATTATGCTCAATCTTCTCCGCATGATTTTGACATGAAAATATTATATGAAAGTGT